GTATAAAACTCCGCTGCCTTCTCCACGAACGCAAACTCATCGAGGAATAGCAGAGAGATAGAGAGACCACGAATAGATGAACCAGACGTAGCCGCTGCAATAATCTTGGAGTTGTTGGAAAACTCGATAGATCCTTTGTTCAAAGCTTTGGTGCCAGGCTGTAAAAAGAATGGTAGGTTTTCTAGCATCAGCGTCACACGAGCCAACATTTCACGTGCCGTAGCGCCTTTGTTAGCCAGCACAGCAATATTCTTTTCACTATTAAAAAGAGCGTACCATAGGAGATATGCAACAGACGAAATAGATTTGCCGCTCTGCCTACAAGCAAGAACGATAGAAAATCTATTATCATTAAAATGCTTGAACATATCTTCTTGATATGGGTATAGCTCAAAGTTTACCAAACCTTTGTCAAGAGAAATAATCTTACAGTAGGTCCGAGCAAAATATACTGGATCTAGCATGCATTTTTGATATTCGAGAATTGTTTCTTGTGACCAGCCATCTTGTACACCATCACGCTTTACGTTAGGATTTCCAAGGTAGCCCCTGTGTCCATTAATAATATTATTCATCTTTCAAGTGTGGTGTTATATCTACCACATTATTTTCCTCTTTTTTGTGCACATCTTGTAGCATTCTCTGTAGGTCTGCAGTAGATCCAACAAAGACATTATTGTTAGTAGTTCCACCTTCCACTTGTTTTAGAGGTTCAGCATTTATATCTTTATGTTTTTTATTCAGATCAAGTAGTTTATCGTTGACGTCAGCAGTGTTCTTAATCAAGCCTGATAGAACCTCAAATGCTCTTGGGTGTTCGCTTTCACGAGCCACTTCAATCATATCCTCCAACGCACCCCTACCCTTTTCGATCAGATCATAAAGAACTTCACGAGAGTATGTATAATCATTGTCTACATCTTTTTTATTATCATCCACTACTATCACCACTTTCTGATCTCAAAATTGTAGTTGTAAATCCGTAATCACTATCAGGTGATACGTTCAATGGATTTGGTAGCACTGTGAGTTTTACATCTGGAATAGATGCTGTTCCATGCCCATCCGAATCAATAAGAGTATCAACGTGTATGTTATTAACGACCTCTCTGATTATAGCTGATTCGTTTACGCCTTGGTAGAAGTTAGCTGGCATCATAAAGTCCATAGCATAGATTATAGTTCTACGAGTTCCGACTTCTCCTTCATAATCATCCGACACCGATAGCCCTTCTAGTGTAATAGGGATATCTTCTTTGATGTCGATATAATCAGAGAATGGTTTGATGGTGAGTGAGTAAGATGGACCAAAAAATGGAATGATCTGTTCTACAATTTGTAGTGCATCATCTTGGCTTTTTGCATAAACTTGTAGCTGAAAACTAATGTCATAAGGAATATAGTTGTATATTTTAGCTCTTTTTACTTGAGGTGTGGAGAGAGTTGATGCTACTTTGTTTTTATTGCCCATCTTATTCAGTTGTCTTTGGGCGTTGTAAGTAAACCCAAGAATCTCAAAAGACATTCTAGGCAGTTTTATGGCTACATTTGTATCGGTATCTAAGTTGGCACTCTCACGTATTCTTTCTAAAAAATCTCTTTTCGGTGCATACGAGATAGGAACCTTTACAGTGCTAATCACAGCACCTGCAGCATTCTTTCGAATCACATAGATGTTATTAAAAAGAGAGCCAAACATGGCTACACTTTTTCTTACTCTTTCATTATAGAAATGTGAACCAAGCATTATCTAGGATCTCCAAATGGATTTGTTTCACTGAAGTCAAGGAATGACATGTCTGTGGCAGTTGTATCGAAATCATCATTTTGTTCGTTTTGAGAAATCTTATTGATTTCTGAAAGAGCAGTTACAAGAGCATTACTTGCTGAGTCTGATCTATATAGGTTTCTTCCCACTGCAAAAGAATGGAACTTACCATCATCAGCACCAACGTGGACAAGGTGTATCTTCTTATCAGAATCGGAATACTTGGAGATTTCACCTCTCATGATTGTGCCATCAGTGAGTGTCTGTTTTACATACTCGCCAACAGTCCATGTAGTTGTACCGAGAGCGGAATCGAGTGTAAGAACATATGAGTAGGCATAGTTTTCTTCTATGCTATCAATAGTTTCAATACCAGTATCAAGATCTTCATCGTTATATTCGAACAACTCACAGCGTAGTTTATAGACAGGTAAATTTGACAACTGATAGAAAGGTTGTTCGTGTTCGACGTGCATAATCTGGAAAAGTTTATTCGACATAGGCAAATGAATCAGATCGCCTTCCAGTGGACGAATGGCTGTTACTGCACTTGCATTCCTTTGTAGATCTCCCCACCGCTTTCTTGCAATAATAAAAGTAGCTTGGTCTCGGATCTCAACACCAAACTTCGTGAACAAGTCACCTTCACCATCGAACCCTTCAACGTTTTCGATATACATTTCTACCTTGTGCGAAGATCCAAATGTAGATGGAACATCATCACCAAATATGCTGTCTTCATTAACCACAGTTCTTGGAAGATAATATACATCTTGTCCATACATCTTGAGAGACTCTATGACAATATTTTCATAAAGACTCTGTTCAGATCTGACAGATTGAGAGAAGTATGGATTGGTAGCCATGGGTTATCCTACAAAAAAGTTTGCTGGTGTCTCGTAACTTAAACGTATTTCTTCTTGTAATGTTGCGATATCTTGAAGTGCATCATCAAATATCTGTCTTCCGTTAAGAGTAACGCCACCTGGCATTTGCATTCCTTCAAACTTGATTAGGTTTGCTCCCCATTGATGCTTGAACAAAGCAGTCGTATATTTCTTCAACCAAATGTCATTCCAAACATCTGTGTTGGTAGTAGGTGTGACTTTGTATGCTTCGTATACAATATAGTCGCCAGACTTGATATCTTTGTCTGCAAAGTCACCGTGGATATACAGTCTATTCTCGTGTCGTGAATATGTTACTTGGGTTTGCCCATTCAGTTTCATATCCAAGAGAGACAAGTATTGATTAAGTTGTTCGTAGTATGCCATATCTCCAGCAAAGTGTTGCATATTTGCAATATCATTAAGCATCATTTGATACTTGACAGAGAACATATTTGTGCTACCACCAAAGTTATTATTGACACTATACATTTTAGTGACATATAGCACATCAGTAGGCACATTGACATACTCTCTTGATACGTCACTATCGCCTACTTGTTGAGCAATATAGGTTCTGAACGTGGCGTCAGAATGATACTCTTGCCAATACTGTAAAGCTTCATCTACACGGTCTTGTTCTTGATCGAAGTCAATATTGATCTCGATTACTGGTTCGCCTAACCTGCGTTTACAGTAGTCTATGAGTGTCTGTCTTGAAGTTGGGTTAGCCATTATTTTATCCTATATCTTTCAACTATTTATACTAGTTGAGTAGTGTCCCTGATGCATCGTAAACGTTGATCCTATAATGCGATCCTTGCTGTCCATCAAGTAAATCAGCGTCAAGTCCAGATGATGCACCATCAACTGTCTTAATAGCTGTTAATATTTGAGCCGCTGTTTGGTCTGCTGTAGCATTGGATTCAATACCATCTAGTTTTGTACCATCAGCAGACAGATCTCGACCGTCTACTGTCTGAGAACCAGAAAAAGTTATGTTACCTGTTAACTGACCACCAGCCAAACCAAGGTATCTTGCTTGGATTAGATCAGAGTCAATAAAGTTATCAATATTGTTTGCGTTATCTTTATAGAATAGCCTACCGTTGCGAAAGTTAATCGCAAGTTCGCCGTGGTCTATATCGCTTGTGCCAGCGGCATTACCATCTACTGATGATTTTTTAAGTAATAACTTAGCCATTTCTGCTCCTTAAAAAAGGTATGTTTAGAGTCCAAATATAAAAATATTCGGACTTATATTAGAATGTTCCGCCGTCTACTGTGTCAAGAACAACAGCGCCTGATGATACCGTAAACTCATCTGAGTCGAATGAGGCAACACCTGGATTTGAGATTGTAGCAAGTTCTGCCGAAACTGTAAGTGTTCCAGCACCATCGTTGTACGCCAAATCAATACCTTCACCAGCAGCAAACAAACTACCTGACAAATGATCATCAATCACTTCTTTTAGTTTTATTCCACCAAACTCTAGAGCACTATCGTTTGGAAGATTCAATGTCTTGTTCATCTCCCATTCGTCAGTGCCACCATTGTATGTGAAAGTTGCTTTTGTACCTG